GCTCCGGTTCGGCGTCGGCCTGCTGTGCAGGCTTCCCGGCAGTTCCGGCATAGATAGCCACGCCCAGACGAACAAGGCGGTCGGCCTGTTCGTCGCTACACTCAAAAGCCCCGCTTTCCGGGGTTTTAAGTGCGTGGCGCTTCACGCCGTTAGCGTCGGTGTAGCAGATCCCGCAGCCTCCGCGGGTTATTCTGATTTTCTTCATGCTTTGCTCCTTTCTGCCGTGCTTAGTCTGTCACGACTTTAGCTGAAATGAACGGGTTTTCATTGTTCGGCATACAAAGAGGCGCGGATTTCAGCGTTACCTCGCGGACATCGTGAGTGGCGTCGCTGAGATACTTCGGCACGTTCATGCCGGTATAAGTATGAAACTCGCCGTCGGCCTGCTCCACCTGAGTGATCGCGCCGTACACTGTGCGGCCAGCAGCCGGAGCTCCTACCGCGATAGTGCCCGCCGGGATATAAGGCGTCACGGTGCCGTCTACTTCGGTGTAGTTGTCCTCGTAGCTGAGCACGTCTACCATGTGGCCCTTGATGTTCAGGCGGCAGATCTTCGTTGCGCCAGCCGGAAGGGTTTCAGGATCCACGCCGCCGATCTGATAGTTGCGGTTGTCGAGCAGTTTCAGAATCCACTCGTTGCTCAGGATAATGTCGGCCACGTCAGGAGCCACCAGAACGTCCGTGGCCGGGAGCCCGCGAGAGGTCAGCATGGAGA